ATCCCCGGACGCTGGGACGGTGCCAGTGATATAAGCGCCGTATTTGTGTTCTATCTTTCCGGTGCTGAGGATGCCGGGGATAATTTCCGCTTCCAATTGTCCTGGGCCAACAAAGCTACTGCCAGCGGGGTTATCTCCAACGCCACACAAGACGTCAATTTCGATCAGGCGGTAATAGCTGGGAGAACGGCACAATTTGATTGGCGATCACTTCGGGGGGCGGATTCGCCGTGTGGCCGCAGATGCTCCACAGGTCTCTAACGAAATCGTGATGCTTGATTTTTACATGACCTACACGGTAGACAAGGTATTCAAAAAATGACAAACTTGTGCTTTGCAACTAACGGGCAAGCGGGCCTGGTACGGCGTGAGGAATTGAACGGGATTACTTATCGCGTGCTGCCGGTCGTGGCAATTAAAGAGGGTGTGCTTAATCAGGAATTTGTCTCGGCTGCTGAGATTGCCGCCTGTCTGGATCAGTGGAACGGGCGGCCCGTCACGGTGGCCCATCCGCAGGTGGGCGATACCTACGTGACGGCCAATGATCCCAGCATTGCTTCGGCTTATGTAGTCGGGCAGGTGTACTACAACTCGTTTGCGGAAAACAAACAGCGCGGGGAAATATGGGTAGATGAGGCACGGGCACAACACAGCGACGCGGGGCGGGAGCTACTGACCCGTATCGATGCCGGGTTGCCCATCGAAGTGAGTACCGCCTATTTCCGCGACATCGACCCGACGCCCGGAAGCTGGAACGGCGTGGCGTATAACGGGCGCGCCTACAATTTGCGCCCGGATCATCTGGCGATTTTACTGCATGAGCGCGGGGCTTGCTCCTGGGAGGACGGGTGCGGCTGTCCGCGTGTCAATGTAGAGGAAGGAGAAAGCGAGGAAAAGATGCAAGTAAATATTCTGTCGAAAGCGCGTAAGCCAGACTACTCCGGCACTACGAGCGCGCCGTGGGAAGGTCCTGCCATCAGTGATTATATCGCCGCCATTCCGGAGGCTATCCGCTCGGAAAGCCCGCGCGTTGAGGAAATGAGCGCTGAGGCTAAAGCCTGGATTGCTGGGCATAGCCTACTGGGCGATCCTGCCGCCGATAACGCCCGCGACTTGCTGCTCTTCCCGGTCGTGACTCCGGGGGGCGAATTGAGTGAAGGCGCTTTGAGCGCGGTAATTAGCGGGCGGGGGGCGGCGGCTGAGATCCCCGACGCCGCCAAGGCCAGCGCGCAGGAGTTAGCTCGCCAGTTGCTTAACGACGAGTTCGAGCGGGAATTGGAAACCAACGCCGAGGCGGGATTCTTGGAGCGTTTCTGGGATGAGTTGGGGCGGCGGCTGGGATTGATTAAGGCTCCCGAAGCACCGCCGGAAGAGGAAACGGAAGTCGCGGCGCAACCCGAAGCGCCTACAGAAACAGAGGAAGAAACTATGGAGGAGAATGCAATGGAAGACGAGAAAAAGGCACCGCAGTCAGTTTGTAACTGTGTTGCGGAAAGCGCCGCCCCGCCCGTGGTTAACGCGCTGTCGCCAGAGATGGAGGCAGTCGTCGAGGCTTTCGGCGGTGAGGAAGCGGCCATCAAGGCCCTGAACGACCTGCTGAAAAGCCGTGAGGAATCCCGCGCCGAGATGATCGACAACCTCAAGGCCAACACCGCATTTACTGAGGATGCGCTCAAGGCTCTGAGCTGCGAGGCCCTGCAAATGCTGGCACATACCGTCAAGCCCGCCGATTATTCGGCCTTGGGTGGCGGCCCCCAGGTGAACCGCGAGGGCGGCGACCTGGTTTCAATGAGTTTCTAAGCCTTTAGGAGGGTAAAGGGAAATGGCAAGTTCTACACCGCATACCATTATTCTGAAGCAGATGGAGATGTACGGACGGCACCAAAAAGAGGCCCTGGCCGGGACGGCGGGTATTCTGCCGGGTGACCTGCTCAAAATCTATACCAGCGGGAATGTGTACCCCTTCTCGTTGGCTAAGGCGTCTAACGCCTCGCCGCGGTTCGCCATCGAAAATCCGTACTGCGAAAACAACAGCAGCGCGGCCATCGATGTGGCCTACGGTTCGGGTGAGTCTGTGTTCTACGTGATGGCCGAAGAGGGCGATGAGATTTATGCCTGGCTGGCTGCCGCAGAGAACGTTTCTATCGGTGACTACCTGGTGGGCGCCGGCTCGGCCTATCCGGGCGACCTGGCCGAGGCGGGCACGGGAGCGGCCACCGAGGCAGAAGTCGAGGGTGTGGTGGCTCGTGCTCTCGAAGCCGTCAACAACGGATCGGGCACCGCTCACGTCCGCATCAAGGTCGAAGTGGTGAGCTAAGAGGAGGGAAAAGGGAAATGGCTACTGTTGACATTGCACAAAGCATGGATTCTATGAGTGGCTTCGGTATGCGCCCGCTGGCTCACCTGACACGCGAGCAGCAGGCGGATATTCGGCGCATGGTGGCGAATAGCAAGCATGAGGACGCGCTTGATCTGTATTACAAAAACGTCGTCACCGATGACGGCGGGTTGGTTAAACTCCTGCACCCCCGCACCGGCTTGCAGGTCAACTCCATCCTCCGCAAGGACGAATGGGAAGAGTTAGACCGCGCCGTGGTCATGGCGTCGCGCTATCGGATGAATGCGATCCAGCGCCTGCAAGACCTCGGTTTGGTGCAGCGCCTTGGTGGCGCGGGTACGCTTATTTCGCAGTGGAACGTGGCTTCGGAAATGACGGAAGCTAGCGTTTCGGTGGAAGGCGTCACCAAGACCGATATGGACACGGTGGATTACCTGCTGAAAGGCGTGACCATCCCCGTGATCCACAAGCGGTTTGACATCTCCACCCGCACCCTGGACGCCTCGCGGCGCTTGGGTGATGGCCTAGACACCACGAACGCCGAAGCATCTACGCGCGTAGTGGCCGAGAAGCTCGAAGAGATGTTCTTCACTGGGGAAACTGGAGTCAATTTGAACGGTAACCCCATCTACGGTGTGACCACGGAAACCAACGTCAACACCGGATCGGCAACCGGCGACTTCGGGACGCTCTCCAACATCTATCCCACGTTCATTGCCATGATCCAGGCCGCCGCGACCGACCGTTACCACGGGCCGTTTGAAGTCTGGGTCTACTCGACGCAGTACAACCAGATGCTCAACGTCTACACCGACGGCAGCGGAGAAAATGCCCTTGATCGGGTGCTGCGTATCCCGCAGATTACGGCTATCCATCCGACTGACTGGCTGGCTGATGGTCAATTGGTCATGGTGCAGATGACGCGCGACGTGGTTGATCTGGCGCTGACCCAGATGCCAACGCTGGTAGAGTGGATGTCACCCGATGGGATGTTGGCCCACTTCAAGGTTGTCGCTATCGGCGCACCGCGGGTGAAGTCGGACTACAACACCAACTCTGGTATTGTCTACTACACCGGAGCATAACCGATGACACGCAAAAATGAGCTACTTCATGTTCGCGTAAAGTCCGGCAAGTACATTCAAGATCACTTTGAGGCTGAGGGCGAGGCGCTGCACTGGGTAGGTCACACGATCTACAAAGCCGGCGCAGAGCTTACCGTCACTCAGGGCGTACTTGATGCCCATCCGGGCAAGTTCGAGATCATCGCATCCCCAGAGAAAGCGGAGGCTTAAATGAGCGCGTTGGTGAGTGGCGTTATAGCACTGTGCCCGACTCTGACCGCAACCGCCGTCAAGGAGATCATTGACACCGATCTTGCAGACGCGGTAATCAACGCCTTCATCAACACCGCCTATTACCAGGCCTACGCACTGACAGGGAAGCTGGGCGCTTGCGGGAATGGTGATGCGCACTGCGAGATAATCAAATATCTTGCCGCGCATTACATCGCCATGACCCGCGAGCGCCAGACCAAAAGCGAGTCTATTGCCGGGGAATGGTCAACGACCTTTATGGGGCAGGACGGCTTAAGTCTGAACGCCACCACCTACGGCCAAACCGCTATCGCCCTGGATTGCAGCGGCGCTTTAGCTACCGCTGCCGCCGGGCTGAAAAAGGCGGAGTTCGCCGTGGTGGCCTATGAGGACATCGATGACGCCGAGCCGGGGGGCTGGTAAATGGGCAGTGCAGCCTTCAAGCGTAACCTGATCCACACTTGCGATGTACAGAAACCGACCGAGAGCCGCAGCACTACGGGCGAAATCACCCGTACCTGGGCCACGGCGACCGGTGGCAGTGGTATCGCCTGCCGCTACGTGCAAAAGCGCGAGGCGATCAGTAGTGAAACAGAGGGCTTTGCTATGAAACAGTGGGACTTGCTCTTACTGGATTCGGCGGGGTCTGCGGTAGCAGTAGAGGAATACCGCGTTAAAAACATCCGCTTTGCCGCGGGCAGTGGATTGGTAGACGCCGGGCCGTTCGCCATCGAGGGTGTACTGGGGCGCAACTCCACGAAGGCGCATCATATCTCGATCAACTTGGAGCGCATAGAATGAAAGTGCGCGCCGAGGTCAAAGGCCTGAGGGAGCTGCAAGCCGCTATCAATGCTGAAATCAGCAAACTCGAAGCGCGCAAATCCACCGCACTTAGAGCGGGTGGGGACGTGATAGCCGAGCGCATAAAGCATAAAATGTACGGGCTGTTTGAGATCGGCACCGGCAAAATGTACAAATCTGTACACGTTACCACGGTTTCAAAAGAAGAGGTAGAAGTCCGGGAAGGCCCATTACCTTACGTTTTTGCGCAGGAGTTCGGCTTACCGAATCAGCCCATCACGCCCAAGCAGCGGAGCTTTTTCTGGGCGAAATTCTTCGAGACATCTAATGGCATGTGGCGGGCGCTGGCCCTATCGGCAACTTACACTATCCCGGCAAGGCCACACTTTAGGCCCGGAGTCGATGAAGCGAAGCATGATGCGGCGCTGGCGATAGCCGATGCCGTACAAGCAATATTAGGAGGGAAATAATATGACAGCGCGTACAATCGCGGTACTCAAAGCAAATTGGCACAGCACTGATCCCTATGACCAGGCCGTGGATACCTATGACACGATGAACGCCCCACAGGACACCATCGCGGCGGCTACTATCACCACGCTTACCAGCACCACCGGCAACATTACCACGGTGAACGCTACCACGGTAAAGGCCACCACCTTGACGGCGAACGCAGGGCCGCTCGATTTTTCGAGCGTGATCAAGCCCAACGCCGCCGCCGGGGCCGATGCTGCCGGGGCGCTCTTGCTGGGCGTGGGTACTTCAGCCAGCCCGGCTACCACAGCCGTCGCCGACAAGATGTTCATCGAACTGCGTACACAGAGCACGGCCACTACGGGAGATTCCCGCGGGATCTACGTGCGGCACGAGTTGAAAGGCGCGGGCGGATCCGGTGAGTCGCTGCGCGGGAATACCAACGTTACCGCGGCGGTGACGAATGCGCACGGTGCACACGACAGCGTATCGTTCCAGACCGGCGGAAGCATCACTGGGCAATGTGCAGGCCACCGGGCCGGGTTGATCATCCCCGACCGCGCAATGGCGGTCAACGGCACGTACTACGGCGGGATGGCGGAAATCGTCATCGAGGGCAACAGCTCAGACATTAGCCCGGTCGCCAAGCACGCCGTCATGGAGTTGTCTGTTTGGGGTACGGGAAACGCCGCCGCTCAGGACAAGGTGCTGTATATGCTGAGCTTCGATCATGGCGGAACTGACGCTACCGGCAAAACGATCTACACGCACACACACACGCCAGGCGATGCCGCGGGCAGTGTCCGTGTATTGATCAACGGCGCGGCCAAGTTCCTAAAATTCTGGGACGCGGAATAAGGACAAGACAATGACTCCACAGGAAGCTTTGCGATTACTGGATACGCTCATTGCTGATATGTACCTGACCCGCGCGCAACACATCCAGGCCCAACAGGCGCTTGTACTTCTGGAAGAGGAAACAAAACGCGCTGCGGTGCTGGATGCCATAGCCAGCGCACAGAATCCGCCGGAAGGTGAGCATGGGGCTGCGTAAGACGGTTTACGACCGCTGCGTGGGCTACGCGGGCCTGGCGGCGCTTATCTCGACGCGCTGCTATCCGGATCAGGTGCCGGAGAACGCCACCTACCCGCTGATTGTCTATCATGCGCCGGTATCAGATGATGACGCCGACATCCGCACGCATGATGGCGCAACGGGGCGCACTACGAGCCGTGTACAGCTCGATTGCTGGGCGGCTACCGGGGACGGGGCGGAGGCCCTGGCGGCGCAGGCTATCAATGCCTGGAATGGCTACAGTAGCGGGTGCGCGGTGGGCTATGCATTCATCGCTAACACCATCGCCGACGGCTGGGAAACGGGGCAGCGGGAATACCGGCAAATCGTGGATGTGATTATTGAACATGCACGCTAAAAAATTAGGGATACGAAAGGATACCTAAATGAAAATCTTGATCTTAAGCAATGCACCCTGGGCCAACACGGGTTATGGCCGCATTACACGGGAGCTAATCCCGTTTCTACAAGCGGACGGTCATCAAGTCGCCGTCCTGGCGAATTACGGCCTGAGCGGGGCGGCGATTCACTGGCGCGATGTGGTGATCTACCCGCAGCGTCACAGTAGCATGTGTGAGGATATGCTTGGGCCGGTAATTGAGCACTTCGGGGCGGACGTGGTGTTGACGCAGTACGACGTGTGGGCTTTTGATGCCGACATCCGCAAAACGATTACCAAGCCCTGGATTTCGATAACTCCCATTGACGGCTCTCCGGTTCCGCTGGCAACACTGGCACGGCTCAGGGGTTGTGAGTGGGTAACGACATACTCGAAGTTCGGGCAAGCAGAGCTGGAGCGTTCCGGGTTCCACACGCACTACACGCCACCGGGGATTAACGCGGACGTGTTCAAGCCGGGGGATAAACTGGCAGCACGTGAGGCGCTGGGGATTGACCCCAACCGTTTTATGATTACGACCGTGGGGGCTAACAAAGGTTGGCCCGCGCGCAAGGGCTGGCCGGAGTCGCTCATGGCCTTCAAGGTTTTCAGTGACCGCCATCCCGACGCGCTGTATTATTGCCATACAACCAAAGCGCCCTATGGATCATCGGGCGGAATCTGGTTTGACGACATCCGCAAGCAGATGGGGATTCCTGACAACAGCATCGCCTTTCCGGAACAAAGCGCCCTGGCTATCGGCGTACCTGATGAACAAATGGCGCTCATCTACCAGGCCTCGGACGTGTTTATGCTGCTTTCGATGGGCGAGGGCTTCGGGTTGCCGTTGGTTGAGGCGCAGGCGTGCGGCTGCCCGGTAGTGACTACAAAATGGTCAAGCTGTGAGGAACTGACGCGCAACGGGGCGCTCCTTCCGCCGGAGCATCCGCTCTGGGTGCCACAGCTGCAATATTATTGGCGCTTCGCTGATCCTAAAACTGCCGTGGATGCTCTGGAAACGCTCTACGGCCTGGACGACGCCGAGCGTGACCGCCGGGCTATCGAAGGCTCAGACGCGGTGCGCTCTGAGTTCGCCTGGCCGGTGGTCTATGAGCAGCACTGGCGACCGCTCCTGGAAACCGTGGAGGCTGATCTATGGTAAAGATCGGCTGGCTCGCAGATAATCCCGGTTTCATTGGCGGTACTGAGGTAAGCAGTAGTATTCTACTGAGTCACATCCCGGAAGACTTCGAGGTCGTCTACTGCCCGCCGAACAAGCGCCCGCCCAAAGTGGATATTTACGTGGTGCAGAATTGCACGCAATATGAGCAACGCTGGATCGAGGAACTGATTCTGCATCCAGTCGTGAAATCGGTACGCGATCCCTATTTTGGCGGGGATGCGGTGCTGCGTAACTGGTTCCTCAAATGCTCCGATCTATTGATATTCAATAGCCCGTTGCAATTTGACCGGTTTCATTACCAGGTGCGCGCCAAGCACATCTTTGTCCCGCCGCCGGTGGATGTGACCACATTTAGAGAAAAGGCACTACCGAAGGCCGAGCGTCACGGCAATCTGTTTGTGGGCCGGGTAGGTCCAACGAAAGGCGCGCACCTGGCGATTGATTGGGCGCTATGTAACAATCAGCCGCTTGACCTGGTGGGCTATGTGGAGATGAATTATGGCCGCCTGCCGAAGAATATCCGTTTTCTGGGGGATGTGCCCTATGAGCAGATGCCGGAGCTGATGGGGAAATATGAGCGTTTCGTATTCTTCCCGCAGTGGATCGAATCGTTTGGGCGTGTGGTAGCTGAGGCCTGGGCGGCGGGGTGTGACCTGCTGACTAATGAGAATATCGGCGCGCTGTGGTGGATAGAGCATAATCCCGGCGCGATTCAAAACGGCGCGGCGCTGTACTGGGAAGCCGTGCGGGGGGTACTACATGACCAAGAGCACACTTAAAGCAGGGGCATACTTGCCCGAAGAGCTACCGGATGAATTACCAGAAGCGGTACCGGAGCCTAACGGCAAAATCAACATGATCGAGTACATCGCGACGGAAATTGAAACGCTAACCGACAACGGCGTAATGCGCCCGAAGCAAGAGGGCCGCCTCCGGGAACGCCTGGTCGCTATCGCCCGCGCGGCCTGTGAGCATTACGCGGGTGACCTGCTGGAAATTGGCGGGTACACCGGGGAGACCACAAAGCTACTGGCTGAGATTGCCCGCGAATACGGGCGGCGCGTGTTGGTCGTCGATCCCTGGGAGCCGGGAACGCAAAACTGCTGTGGGCGGGAGTATCCGCAATTCCTGAGAAACACGCTCCCCTATGCGGATATTGTGGATGTGGTGCGATTGCCGAGCCAACACGAGAACGCCTTTAACGCCATGCGGGGCCGGGCGTTGGCCTTCGCTTTCGTGGATGGCCTGCATACCTACGACGGCGCGGCCTCTGATCTGTTTGCCTGCGATCACGCTGCCGTCATTTGCATGGATGACATCCGCTGGAATACCGAGTTAATGCGGCTGTTTGACGAATCGTCTAAACTGAAAGCGTGGAACTATGGCTGCCGGGAAGGCTACCTGTCTAACGCAGATTACTAAGCCACTGTCCATCGACGACATCATGGCTGAGCTACGCTCCGGTAAGCGCGTGGTCAACATCCGCTACGGTGACGGCGAATGGAAGGCGATTCTTGGCATTGGTGACAAACACGCCGGAGAGCAAACGCTAAAAGCGCCGCTGATTCAGGATGGCGTCCGGGATTCCCTGCAACTCCTGCAACCCCAGACTGATTTATACCTGGAACTGGTAGCGATGGACGTGGCGGAGCGCCTAGGGATGGCGTCCCGAATTGCACATTGGATCAGCATCTATGCCCAACAGACGGTGGGCTATTGGTACGGCTGGGGTTGGCTGGAAGAGGCTGCGTTGGCCGGGAAACTGCATCCGTTTATTTCCTGGCTACAAACAAAGCGCGTCGGTTTCGTGGGGCCGGTGCATTTACGGCGCGGGCTGGCACAGAATGAGATTCTGGACTTGGAAGCCTACGTGCAAACGAGCGCCGACTGTTTCACGGATTGGCTGTATCTGTATCAGAAAATCAAGGACACCTGCAACAATATCGACGTACTGCTATTCAGTGCCGGGCCTACCGCTAAGGTACTGATTAGTCAGCTATACCGCGAGGGCTGGCGGCCCACGGTGTCTATGATCGATACCGGGTCAGTCTGGGAGCCGCTCTGTGGGCGGGTGACGCGCTCCTACCATGTGCCGGTGATCCTAAATCGGGAGGTCAACCTTGGCCGGTAGTCGCTGTGTCTGCGTGTTAAGCCTCCCGCGGTCGGGGTCGTCTACCGTCGCCGGGATGCTGCACCGCCTGGGCGTGGACATGGGCGCGGGACATTTCCAGGGTCACGACGACAATAATCCACGCGGCTATTATGAGGATCTGCGCTTTCAGGAATTAGCCAAGAGCCTGTCAGGGGAACGTTACGGTACTCGTAAGCCCGCCACGATCCCCGAACAGACACAACGCAAGTATAGCGCGCTCATTGCCGAACGGGCCACGCTGCCGCTGTGGGGTTTCAAGGGGCCGCGTACCGTGTTTGTTCTACGTCACGTCTTGCCATTACTTGAACAGGCGGGGGTAGACGCGCGGTTTGTAATCGTGATGCGGGATACCGCCGCGATAGCGGGGAGCCTCTACCGTCATTCTGAAGTGAGTTACAACGGGCGGTTTCGTATGGAGCCTGACCGTGCTGCCGCTGTGGTAGATGTCTGGCTGGGGGCTTTACGGGAAGCGGTGGAACTGACCGACAAGGACAAGACTCTCTGCGTGCTGTATGAGGAAGTCCTTAAGAATCCACAGCTTGCCGCGTCACGCTTGGCAGAGTTCGCTTATGCCGGGTTACCCCTGGGTGCCACGGCAGCGCAGATCGAGTGCGCCGCCGCGTTTGTAGATCGGAGCTTAAATCACCATGCCGATAGCGATAGTCGTTCCCACGCTGGATAAGACACGCGGCGAAGCGACCGCGGCTTGTGCGGTGGCTAATGCGGGCACAGACGCCTATCCCGTCGTGAGCGTGGATCATAGCCACGAGGGCTACACTGCCACGGTCAACCGCGCACTGGCACAACTGGAAGGCGAGACAGTTTGTCTCCTGGTCGATGATTGTGTACCATCCTCCGGGTGGCTGGCAGAGTTAAGCGCGGCCATGCAAGCGCGGTCAAAGTTTAATTGCTGGTTTGCTGGGCCGTCCGGGGCTTGCCGCACTAATCCGCAATGCAACGGCAGGCCGGGCGACAAGCGCCAACCGCAATTTGTCATGGCGTTAGCGGGCTTTTGCTTACTGATTCACCGTGACGCGCTCATTATGTTACACGGGCTTGACCGCCGCTATCAGCATTACGCCTCGGACATCGACTTGCAGTTTCGGGGACGGCAGTATTACGGAGCGCGTTCGCTCTGGGTTCCGGGGGTATATGTGGCGCATGAATTGCACGCGCCGCTTGAACCGTGGTGGACACACGACCACGAAACACTAAGAAACATTTGGAGGAAGCAATGACAGAATTTCCGAGTTATCCAGCGACTTTGTATTTTGACGCCACGGGGAAGAACGGGGGCACGGGTGCGTATACCTGGACGAAAGTGGGCCAGACCGGCGACATCGAAGGGCCGGGGGTCAGTCGCGAATCTATCGAAGTGATGCACCGCGATCTCACTTACAAGCGGTATTTCCCCGGCCTGGCCGATGGCGGGGAAGTGAGCTTCTCCATCGTCTGGGATCCAAACAACCAGACTACGCACGGCACTGGCGGCAGCGGGATGCTTCCCAGCCTCAAGACGGGGCCCTGCACCATATCCGGATGGAAACTTGATCTGGGTTTGTGCTCCGGGACGGGCTACTGGATTTTTGACGGCTTCGTGACTGACTTCACGCCGTCCGCGCCCGTTGAGGGTCACCACAGCGTAGAGATCACCGTCAAGATTGACGGCGAGCCCGTGCTGTATCTGGGGTAATTCAAATCTGATAGGAGGGTCTGCATGGCACTACTGAAACGTGATGATGTGAAGGCAGCGGCGGAGAAAAAACAGGGTTTCCGTACGGAGCGCGTCCCGGTTCCCGAAATCGAAGAGGGCGCGGAATTACTGGTACGCGAGTTGACCAGTGACGAGGCGGAGCGCTTCGGCTTTTCGATGATGAACGCCGATGGGAAAACAGACGTTCGCTTAGCGAAGGGGAAGCGGGTGGAAATCGTGCAATTCGCCGCCATTGATGAGAACGGCGAGCGCCTGTTTGGCAAGGATGACCAGAAATGGCTTAGTGAGCTGAGTAACGACGTGATCCAGCGGGTGAGTGATGCCGTCCTGGTACTCAGCGGCCTAGCCAAAGAGGACAAAGAGCCCGAAGAAAAAAACGCATGACCGCGGCCCGGCGCTTCGCGTTCCGTTTGGCGCTGGCGCTGGGTCAACCTAATCCCGATGCCCTGCTGGCTGAGATTCCCGCCCGCATCCTGGCAGAGTGGCAGGAGTATGCCAGTTTGGAGCCGTTCGGAGAAGAGCGGGGTGACTGGCGCGCCGCGATGGTCGCTTCCACAATGGCGAATATTCATGCTCGCAAAAAGGGCAAGCCCGCCTACAAGATCGAGGACTTCATGCCGAAATTCGATAAAAAAGCAACCACGTCCGTCATACCGCTCATTGATAAAGTGATCGCGGCTAACTGGGCGCTGGGGGGGAAGGTGGTACGGATTGGCGGCTAAATTAAAGCTCTCTGAGCTATACGTCACCCTAAAAGCGGAAACGCAGGAGTTCGCGGCGGGCATGAAGGGCGCGGCGGAAACCGCTAAAAGCACGGCGGAGAAGATCCAAAGTGCTTTTAGTGGCGTGTCGCAGAAAATAACCACGGCATTCTCTGGTATCACCGGAAAGTTAGCGCCGGTTTTTAATACCATCAAGTCCTTATCTGGTCAGGTGATGACCGGTCTTTCTACGGCGTTTACCATTGGGGCTACTGCTGCCGGGGTACTTGCTGGGGCCGTGGTGGGCGTTGGCGGTGCATTAGCGGCACTGGCGCTCAAGGCCGCCCCACTGGAAGGCATTGGCATGGCCTTCCAGACTATGGCCGGAAATGTAAGCCTGAGCCTGGATGCCATGCGGGAAGCCGCCGCCGGTACTATCTCCGATTTTGCCTTGATGCGTGCGGCCAACGTCGCCTTGACGGGCGCGGGTGTGCAATTAGGACAGGCGATGGGACAGCAGCTCCCCGGACTCCTGGAGATTGCCCGCGCCTCCGCACGCGCTACCGGGCAGGATGTAGACTTCCTGTTTAACTCTCTGGTAACGGGCATTAAGCGCGGCTCAAAACTCCTGATTGATAACACCGGGCTGGTACTCAATACCGCCGATGCCAACCAGACATTAGCCGACAGCCTCGGAAAGACTGTGGAGCAACTCACCGACGAAGAGAAACAGGTGGCGTTGCTCAATGCCACCATCGCCGCCGGTCAACCGCTGATTGCACGGGTGGGCCTTGACTCCCTGACCACGGCGGAACGGGTCGCGCAAGCAAAAGCGTCCTTCCAGAATTTGGCCGATAGTCTGGGGTTAGCGTTGGGGCCTGCACTGGGCAATGCGGCGACGCGGATCTATGACCTAGTAAACACGCTGTCGGGGCCGCTGGTAGGCGCGATGGAATCCCGTGTTGCTCCGGCTATCGATTTAGTTATTGACGGCTTGGGCGGGATGGTCAACGCGGCGGTTCAATCCGGCGGCGCGTTCATCAATCAATTCGGCGGGGCGATGCTCTCCGCCGCTTCCAATGCGCTCTCTTGGGGTATCAATATCACTACCCAGCTCGCCACCGGTCTAATCCAGGGGGCCGTGAGTGCGATTACCGCCGCCATGAACTTCATCGGCGGCCTGTTGTCGTCCTGGCTATCACCCGGCTCGCCGCCCAAGGTCGCTCCGAACGTTGACGATTGGGGGGCCGCTGCGTTTACCGAGTACCTCAAGGGCTTTACCGACGCCGACTTCTCAGTATTAGAGGGCATACAGGGGCCGCTTGACAAGGCCTTGGATGCGCTGGTCGATACCGGCGCGCTGGGGGCCACTGAGGCCAGTAATACTTTCAAGGGCCTAACGGAGGACATTTCTGCCGCCCTCGACACATTCAAGGACACCGGGACGGTAAGCGAGGATTTGTTCTTGAAGCTACGTACAGCGGGCGGGGCGTTCGGTTCAGAACTTGAAGACCTCACCCGCAAACAGTTTGCGCTTGCCGGGGCTACCAATGCAGTAGCGGCGGCAGATGAGCGCCTGGTAGCCGCCCAGAAGGCCGAAGAGCAGGCGAACGATGATTTGACCCGCATTATGGACGAATACAACGCCCTGCTGGCTACAGGGGCCTCAGACGATGTACTGGCAGCGAAGCGGGCGCAGTTTGACGCCGCTAAGCGCAACCTCTCCACGGCACAAGATGAAATTACCGCCGCCGAGGATGCCAAAGCCGCCGCCGAGGAACAGGTTGACCCGCTGCAAGAGCAAGTCAAGCTGCAAGAGAAAGTCCTTGATCAGCTTTTCCAGATGGCCGAACAGCCGAAAGAGGCCGCGTCCGCAATGGCGAAAGCTGCCGGAGCACTCGGTAAGATGGCAAAACTCAAGCTCCCTACCGGGGCGGGTGCGGGCGCACTTCCGTCAATGGAGATGCCGTCGATGGGCGGGCTGGGTGCGGGGATCACCGGTGGCTTGTCAGAGACTTTCACCAAAGCCAAAGACGAGCTACGCGCTAAATTCGCCGATATGTTCAAGCCGCTCACTGACGCCTGGGAAAAGGATATAAAACCGGCGCTCGATGGGCTTGGCGATGCCTGGGATAGATTCAGTGAAGCAATCGGTAAGACGTACGACAAATACATCGCGCCATTCATTGAGGATATTAAAAAACTAATCCCACCGGATTTGATTACGAATTTTGGACGTATAACTGGCGTGGTGCTGGTACTGGCGGGCGCTTTCACGATTATATCAGGGATTATATCCGCAGTGGGGGCAATTATAACTTTCCTGGGAACGCCCATCATACTCATCATTGGCGCGCTTACATTGTTGTATACCGCCTGGACAAACAACTGGCTAAATATTCAAGGTATCGTAGGTGGCGTGGTGGAGTTTCTGTCGAATCTCTGGACAAACACGCTACTCCCCGCAATTGAGACCGTGGTCGCCTTCGTGGTTACTACGCTCATTCCGGCTTTTGTAAATTTCGGTACATTCGTCGGCGGCGTAGTGACCGGAGTACTACAAACATTATCCGACCTCTGGACAAATACGCTGCTTCCTGCAATCGAGGGCGTCTGGGCGTTCATTCAAACAAATATCATTCCGATATTTGAAACCGTGGCTGGATTTGTGACCAGAGTATTGCAGGGAGCCCTGCGGGGATTAGCAAATCTGTGGGACAACATACTACTTCCGGCAATCACCGCCGTCTGGAATTTCATTAGCACTTCGATCTTACCAATATTCACCAGCCTCGTCGATCTCGGTATAGCCGTTCTCGATCTGGCATTGGCTACACTAACGGCCACCTGGGAAAACATCCTACTCCCAGCACTGACAACTGTATGGGAATTTATCAGCGCCTCAATCTTGCCAATATTCACAGACGTGTCAGATTTTATCAACGCGGCATTTAATGACGCGCTTACATTGCTCACTGGATTGTGGGAGAACAATCTACAGCCCGCACTTGAGGGCGTCTGGAACGTGATCAATAGCAACATACTCCCGATTTTTAAGGATATCGTCGAATATGTCAAAAACGACCTAGGGAATGCTCTTACCTGGCTGAAAGATGATATCATCGAGCCGCTAAAAGATGGTTTTGAAAGGCTCAAGGAGATTATCCAGAAAGTAACAGAGAAAATAAAAGACTTAGCCGATAGAATCCGTGGTATCAAAATCCCGTCCGCATTGCAACCTGGTAGCCCGACGCCGTTTGAAATCGGCCTGCTCGGTATCGGCTCGGCAATGGATTTACTCAGCCATACCAAACTCCCATCATTGAATCGTGAGCTTGAAGTCACCGCGTCTATTACCGCCTCACCTGATGACCTGGCAGGCGGTGGAACGCGCAACAACAACACCTATAATTATTTTGAGCAAACAGTGAACACGAACGCGACAACCTCAACGGTAGTGCATGGCTACGAGTTAATGCGCTCAATGATCGGAGCATAAAACCAGGGGGATTTATGAGCGAGTGGAAGATAATCGTACCCGAAGCAGCTACAAACATGTGTTTGAATCCGAGCGGGGAGATAGCGGGCAACTTCGCGGCAGTCGGTGGCACGGCGGCGCGTAGTACCACCTATGCTCACTATGGCATTTACTCCTATAACCTACAAACCGCCGCAGACAATCAAGGAGCCACGTTCACCCTAAGCGCTTTGACTAACGCGGTACATTATGTGACCATGCGGGTAAGGGGCACACTCCCGGCGGCCTGGGATTGGAGCCTGGATAATGCCAACTGGACAGAGCCGACGCTCATTGAAGCGATCGATGCTAGTTGGAGCTTATACGGCGTATCCTTCCCCGCTGCGCAGGCGAACGCCTCCACCACACTACGAGTCTATCAGAAGGGGGCCGGTGCGGGCAACTTCTACATTGATGGTATCAATGTGGTGGCCGCCGATCACTGGACAACGCACATCGACGGCACGCAAGAGGGCTGCGAGTGGAACGGCCTCGAACACGCCAGTACCAGCGTCCGCAGTGCCTACAGTCGCGCCGGGGGGCGGGTCTATGACCTGGCGACGGAT